ACTTATTAATGGGTCATGAAGTTGGTCATGCTCTGTATACACCTGCTGAAGGTTGGCATGATGCAATTTCAAATCGTGGTGCCAATTTCAAAGGCTTCTTGAATGTGGTTGAAGATGCCCGTATTGAGAAAAAGATTCGTAGAAAATATCCTGGTCTACGTAACTCATTCGTTAAAGGTTATCAATCACTAATTGATAATAACTTTTTTGATGTTAAAGACCGTGATTTAAATGAATTGTGTTTTATTGACCGTGTCAATATTCACACTAAACTTGGTTCACTAGTTGATATTAAATTCGCTGAAGGTGAAGAACAAGACTTATTGAAACAAGTTGAAGCTTGCGAAACATGGAATGATGTGCTTCGTGTTACTGAAGCTATCTTCTCATACTCAAAAGAAGAACAATATGAAACACTACAAAAATTAATTGCCTCTCAAATACAAGCTGCGGATGACCGTGGTGAAGAATTTGATTATGATAATTTATTTGATAGTGATTCTGATGGTGAAGAATATGAAGAAGGTACACAGTCAATTGGTGAACAAAGAAATCCATCCAACAATGGTAATGATGGTGAGGTGAAACAAACTTCTGGCAAATCAAATGAAGATGAAAATGATTCTGATGAAGAAGATGAATCTTCACAAATACACCGTTTTAAGAATTCATCAAACTCATATGTTGACCAAACAAACTTTGAGCCTACTTGTGAAACTGATAAATCTTTCCGTAAAAAAGAAGGCACCTTGTTAGATGAACAATGTAAACCTTATTTGTATTTGAAGTTACCTACTCCTATTCTGGAAAACATTATTACACCTGTTAAAGATGTTCAAAAATTTCTAGGTGATTACTATGACAAGTATGAACTACGTGAGAATGAAATTCAAACAGCTGTTGCTGAATTCAAGAGTAAGAATGACCGTTACATCGGTTTACTTGCTAAAGAATTTGAAATGAAGAAGGCAGCTAAGGCATATGCTAAAGCTAAGGTATCAAATACTGGTGATATTGATATCAACCGTTTATACAAATATCAAGTTGATGATAATATCTTCCGTAAATCAATGCGTGTGCCTAAAGGTAAATCACACGGCTTAGTATTATTACTTGACCGTTCTGGTTCTATGGTCAATAACATGGCAGGTTCTATTGAACAGATTTTGGTGTTATCTGCCTTCTGTCGCAAAGTGAATATTCCTTTCGTGGTGTATGGTTTTGGTAATGCCGTTGAAGGTCGTATGTATGACTATGGTAAAGATGAATATTCTAAGAAATGTTTTTCTGAAAACCGTAATGAATTTGCCTTTGAGAATGTTTACTTGCGTGAGTACCTTAACTCTAAGATGAGTGGTGCTGATTACAATAGAGCTCTACGCAACATGATTGCATTGAAGATGTCATATGAGCAACGTTACTTTGGTCGTCCACAAAATGAAACGTTATCTAATACACCGTTGAATGAAGCAATGGTTGCTTTAGAACCGATTGTTAATCAATTCCGCAAAGTGAACAATTTAGATTTAATTAACTTGGTTGTGGTACATGATGGTGATGCCGATAACTCATGTAATTATATGACTGATAATGATATGACACCTGAATCTAATACATTGCGTTCTAAACGATTCTGGTTAGATGAAAGTAATGTGATTATCAATCATGGTAAGCAACAGTTGAAAGTTAATAGAGTTATTCACGACCATTATAATTATGATGATGGTATGCGTATTGCAATATTTGACTGGTTCAAAAAACAAACTGGTGCTAAGATTTTTGGTTTCTTTATTGCTGGTGACAAATACCGTCAACGTGATTCTGTAACTCAAAGATTCGTTAATGAGAATGGCCAAACGGTTTATTCAATTGTGAAAAAACAATACAATCAAATAGGTGGAACTAATTATAGACATATTCAATACAGTAAGAGTGATTATGTTAAAGAATTGGTAAGTGAAATGCGTGAAAATAAATTCATTCAATCATACAATAAAGGTTATGAATCATTCTTTATTATGCCTGGTGGTTCTGATTTGTCTATTGAAAGTGATGAATTGGTTATCAACGGTGCGGTAACCGCAAATAAATTGAAGAATGCCTTTATGAAAATGAACAAGAAAAAACAGTTTTCCCGTGTGATGGTGTCACGGTTCATTGATGGTATCGCTGCCTAAGCTCTTGATTTTTAAGAGCTTTTTAGCTGGTTGCCAAATGGTGTGGTTTATGTTATAATGGTAGTATCTAGTGAAAAATGGAGTTTTATATATTATGCGTAATGTGAATTTGTCTGCTCGTGAAAAGTTTGTTAAGGTTGCCGTTAAGACTGGTAAAGAATTCTTAACTCTACAAGAGCTTCGTGCCTTGTGTGACAAAAACGATTTGAAGTTCCCACAATGGTATGCTAAAGATATGTCTTATCGTGCCGGTCGTGGTTTGTATCGTGTGCCTACTGAATTATTATCTGGTGCTTCTAAACCTGCACCTGTTGTTGAAACTATCAATATGACTGCTCAGGTTGTGAAAATGCCAAGTGAAAAAATATCCCATGGTAATCGTATTACCAATGTTGTGACTGATTTGGAAACCGAAGATTTGGTTCCTAAAATCTATAAGAATTATGTACCGTTTGGTAACTTTGAAGATTTAGTATCAATCGTAGCAAGTAAAAAGTTTTATCCTATTTTCATTACTGGTCATTCTGGTAATGGTAAAACAATGTCTGCTGAGCAGGCTTGTGCTAAACTTGGTCGTAAATTCGTTTGCGTATCAATGACACCTGAAACTGATGAATCAGATTTACTTGGTAACTTTGTATTGATTAATGGTCAGATGGAATGGCGTGATGGTCCCGTTACTGTTGCGGCTAGACAAGGTGCCGTATTATGTATTGACGAGATTGACTATGGTGCTCAAAACTTATCTTGCCTACAGCGTGTTCTTGAAGGTAAACCATTCTTGTTGAAGAAGAAGAATGAGATGGTTGTACCTGCTGATGGTTTCACTATCATCGCCACTGCCAATACTAAAGGTAAGGGTTCAGATGATGGTCGTTATATGTTTACTAACGTATTGAATGAAGCCTTCTTGGAACGATTCCTAAACACCTATGAACAAGACTGGCCACCAGTTGCTATTGAGCGTAAGATTATCAAAAAAGAATTGACTAATCATGGCAAGACCGATGATGAGTTTGCCGAAAAGTTGGTAACTTGGGCTGATGTGATTCGCAAAACCTTTGTTGAGGGTGGTGTTGATGAAGTGATTTCTACCCGCCGTTTGGTTCATATTGCAAAAACTTATGGTGTATTTGGTACTAGAATGAAGGCAATTGAATTGTGTTTGAATCGTTTTGATGATGATACTAAGGCAAGTTTCCTTGATTTGTATACTAAGGTTGATGCTGGTGCCAATACTGAAACTATTATGGCTCAGTCTACCGAAAGTAATGTTGAACAAATTACCGAACAAGACCAAGCAATTACACTATAAGGCAAATGTGAGTATGTCTGCCGTAAAACGCTTGACATACTCTCGTAATAGTGTTATTATTATACATATCTGAGGTTTGGACTACACCTTAGATTCTTTTGAAAGTAGTTCATTTATAAATTATGGAGTTTTACAATGTCTGCAAAATCTAAAGTATTAGCTTACCTTTCAAAGGACAGCGCTTATAACACACCAACAGCTGCTAAAATGCAATCTTTGTTTGGTGTTCAAAACCCTTCAGCAACAATTGACACGTTGCGTAAAGAAGGTCACGCTATCTATTTGAATACACGTATCAATGCAAATGGTGAGAAGGTTTCTTTCTACCGTTTGGGCACACCAACTAAGCGTATCGTTGCTGCTGGTATCTTGGCACTACGTCAACACGGTGTTGCAACATTCGCCTAATATAACGGCGTTTCACTAGTAAAGGAGAGATATATATTAGTATCTCTCCTTTTTTTTATTTAATGGGTATATAATGGAAATCAAAGTCAAAATTGATGATTTGAAAAAGAATAAGTTATTCGTGGCGACACCGATGTATGGTGGTATGAATCACGGTATGTATATGAAATCTTGTTTGGATTTACAATCTATTCTATCACGCTACGGTGTTGAAGTGAAGTTTTCTTTCTTATTCAATGAATCTCTAATTACACGAGCTCGTAACTATCTAGTTGATGAGTTTCTCCGTTCAGAATCAACACATATGTTGTTTATCGATTCCGACATTCATTTCAATCCACAAGATGTTATTGCTCTAATGGCATTAGACAAAGATGTTATTGGTGCACCTTATCCCAAGAAGTCGATTAATTGGGGTGCAATAGCAACAGCTGCACGTAATCATCCAGATTTGGAACCGAAAGAGTTGGAAACCTTAGTCGGTGAATATGTTTTCAACGTAGTGAAAGGCACTCAGAAATTTCACGTGACTGAACCATTAGAAGTTATGGAAATCGGCACAGGCTTCATGATGATTAAACGTGAAGTTTTCTCAAAAATGGAAGAAGCATATCCATTGATTCGTTATAAACCAGACCATGTTGGTCAAGCTAACTTTGACGGCACTCGTTACATTCATGCTTACTTTGATACAGTAATTGATACCAAAGATAGTATGACTGGTGGTGGTTCAGACCGTTACCTAAGTGAAGATTATATGTTCTGTCAAATGTGGCGTAAGATTGGTGGAGAAATTTATCTCTGTCCATGGATGAAAACACAACACATTGGTACATATGCCTTTACAGGTAATATGCCTAAGATTGCACAGTATACAGGCAAACTATGATTATTGGTTTGGTAGGATTTATCGGTTCTGGTAAAGGAACTGTTGGTGATATCCTTGAACAAAAAGGATTCATCAAAGATAGTTTTGCCAAACCACTCAAAGATGCTTGCTCAGTAATCTTTGGTTGGCCAAGAGAGATGCTTGAGGGTGATACTGAAGTATCTCGTAAATGGCGTGAAGAACCTGATGTATACTGGAGTGAAAAATTTGGTAAATCATTCTCTCCTCGCCTTGCCCTACAATTGATGGGAACAGAAGCCGGTAGAAATGTATTTCACGAAGATATTTGGGTGATTTCATTATTGAATCGTTCTAAAGGTAAAGATGTTGTAGTTACCGATGTGCGATTTCAGAATGAAATAAAATACATTCAGGATAACGGTGGCATTGTTATTCGTGTGAAGCGTGGTGATGAACCTGAATGGTATAACTTAGCCTTAGATGCAAATCAAGGTTTTAGTTCTGCTCAGATGGGTATGAGAGATAAGGGCATACATCAGTCTGAAACCAATTGGATTGGTTCCGATTTTGATTATGTGATTGAGAATGACGGTACAATTACTGATTTAGGTAATAAAGTGAATGAGCTGTTGCAGTTCATTCGTTAATGTAGTATAATTATTATGAATTTAACTTGGAGTATATTATGAAACTATCTAACGATACATTGAACATTTTGAAAAACTTTGCTAGCATCAATACAGGTATTGTATTTCATCAAGGCAAGACAATTAAAACAATTTCTGGTAACAAGAACATTCTTGCAGAAGCCACCATCACTGAAGAAATTCCAGTAGAATTTGGTGT